TTGCGCGTCAGTGTCGTGCCGGACGACGAATAGGTGCCGTAGCCGACCTCGCTGTTGACGCCGTCCCGGATGGCGTAGCCGACGACATCGCCGTTCTGCACGCCAGCCTGTGCGAACGTCAGAAAGCCGACGACAGCCGAACCGAGCGTGAGGGTGCCGGTCCCGGCCGTGGCCGTCGTCATCCGCGCGAGATTGTAGAGCAGAGCCATCTGGCCTCACCCAGCGAAGAGCGCGAGCCGCTATTGGCTTGGGAGGCGGATGTCGAACGCACCCAAGGTGAAGATGTTGCCCGATGTCACCACTTGCGAGGCCGACAGGTTGCCCGACGCCAGCAGGCGCGAGTTCACGCTGTCGACGATCGACCAGTTCGCAGCGGTGCCGCTGCCACTGACCGCGCCATCGGTGACGGCGACCGTGGTCACCTTGCGGCCGTTGGGCGAGCCGTTCGCCGGACCGGTGAGCGCCGCGCCCGCGCCGAAATTCTTGTTGCCGAGCGCATAGGTCGAGGTCGCGCCAGTGAAGTCAGTCGGCTCCTGGCTGTTGATGTAGATCTTGTCGGCATTGCTCTTGAACGACGACAGCCCGTTGTCGAGCACCCACGATTGCACAGACGGCATGATCTGCTCCTAATTCCGTTTTGATTCTCGCCCTTGTGCGCCTCTGCAGGGTCACTGCAACTCGTCGAGCTTCTTGCGCGCGTCCTCCTGATTGCCGGTGAACACCGGCATCCAGACGTGCTCCTCGGTGGTGTCGCTCTTGTGGATCGGATGCTTGCCGTCCTCGACTGCTACGCGGCGATAGACGGTCCACGAATGCTCGCCGTCCTCGTCGGCATAGGCCGACTTCTCGATGCGCAAGTCCTCGCTGACATCGACGAGATGCTCCTCGTCCTCGTCTGCCACAGCAGTTGCGTTCGCGCCGCTCCCGGCCGCAAGCGAATCGATCTTCCGTTCGATCATGGGAGAGTCCTCTCGGATTGTTTGGTTGGTGGGGGGACTATTGCGACAGGATGCGCAGTCGCAGCGGACAGAACGCCGGATGCACGACCTTGTTTTCAGCCGCGATCTCGTCGGCGCGCGAGCCGTCGTAGTAGAGATGGTTGGCAATCCACAGCGACGGCATGACTTCCGGCAGCGTGACATCGATCACGCGCGGCAACAGCAACCCGCGCGCGGTGAGGTCGCGCGTCACTGCGCCGTGCAGCGTCAGCAGTGCCTGATAGCTGCCAGCGTCGTGCTGATCGGCGGCCGCTTCTTCCGCCGGATCGAATACATCGTTCATCTTCACCAGCGCATCGTCGGCATCGGTGCGGCTGACGAACGTCGTGGCCGCCAGGACGCGCGCCATCTGCGACAGCACGAACTGGATGCCCGCCTGCACCACCAGCACGGCAGGCAGCGCGATCGGCGTCTCGGCCAGGATTGCCCGATGCACCACGGTGAACTGATTGAACGTGGCCCCAGCCACGCGCGTGGTGTCGAAGCAGGCCTGCAGCGGCGCGCCGAGTGCGGCATTGCGCAGATAGCTTTCAGCCCGCGCGCGCATGCCGCCGATGGCGTTGCGCGCGGCAAAGCTCGAGCGGCCCGTCGCGCCCAGGAAGCAGGCGGCCAACTGATCCATCATGCGATCGATGATGGCCAACGCCTCGTTGACCTCGCTGCGCAACATTCAGTGCGTCCCTGAAAGGCCCTTGTCGAGCGCGCCCTGCGTGGCGGCGTCGCTGGCACCGGCCGCGTTGCTCACCCCTGCTCCCGTGTCCTCGGTCTGGCCGGTGCTCGCGCCTTCCTGCGATCCGGCCTCGATGAACAACATGTGGAATGTGCAGTAGCCGCCGCGCTCGCGCGACTCGCTGACCGAGTAGGTGTCGCAAATGCACTGCTCATTGCCGAGCAGCGGATGGACGAGCTGACCAGGTCCCTCCTGTTCGAGCGCCTGCACCAGCGCATCGCGATCGCCGCGATAGTCTTGGTTGCGCGGCGACATGACGAGATAACCCTCGACGGTGTGCCGCCGCGCCCTGCGGCCCATGTCCTCGCCGTAGGGTTGGTCCCTTTTCGGATACTCATGGAGCGCAACGCGACGGCCGCTCGCTTTAGAATCCGTCTCGACATAGAAATTCGCGCCGCGAAACGATGCGCGCCGCAGTGCCGATCGCCATGGATACTTGGCAACGCCGGTCACACCTCTTCCTCCAGCGGCACGTCGGGCGACGACACCATCTGTGCCGAGCGCCGCAGCGTGATCTCGTTGAACAGATCGGATGCCGTCGTTGTCACCTTGGTGCCGCGCTGCCCGCGCACGTCGATGAGCATGCTGACATGGCCGTTCATCTCCTGCGCGTCGGCGCGTGCGGCCGCGCTGCGGTCGATGCGCTCGAGGGCGAACTGTTCGGGCCGCGCGAACACGAGCTGCGGCCGCGCGGGCGGCGAGGCCTCCTCCTCGGTGTCGAGCGCGCCGCGCATCGCGATGCTGGGCACCTTGATCGGCTGTGCCTGCGGAGCGGTCATGCGGTCGCTCACCGCCGACGCCCGCAGGAACTGGCTGCGCTCAGTCGCCGCGCGATCACGAAACAGTGCCGCAAACTTCTCGTCCCGACCCACCTGGGCAGGTGGCTGCGGGACTTCGAAGCTCGCTGGCGACCACATGAGCGGGGTGCGCGGCGGCACGGCCAGCGGCGGGACCCTCGGCAGCACATTCGGCTGCGGCGCAGACTCTGGCTGTGTCTCTACGGGCGGCGGCGGTCGCAGCACGGGCGGGCGCGGCGGCACGATCAACGGCGGCAGATTTGGCAACCCCGGCTGCGGTCCTTGCGGCGGCGGCGCGCCTTCGTCAGTCGGCCTCTCCCAACCGAACGGGACCATCTGCCTCGGTGTCCACCACGGTAGCCACCGCCCAAGACCCGGCACCGGCATATGGACCGGCGGCTCCGGGGTCAGTGGCGTCGGCGGCGGAGGCGGCTTTGGCTCGCTGTCGGGCGGCTGAGGCTCCGCCGTGCCCTTCTTGTTCATCAGATCAAGAAAGTCTCTGGTTGCTTTCGCCGTCTGCTCTGGCGTCGGCGCGACTTGCGGATATATCAGCTCGCCATTCGGACCGATCTTCGGCAACAGCGGTACCTTGGCCGCCACCTTGTCCAGCTCGTTCCACAGCGATGTCACCACCGGCATGAGCAGTTGCACGGCTTTCATGACATCCTCGATGTCACCAGACAAAGTCTTGAATATCGTCGTGCCTACCGCCGTGGCCGCCGGGGTAATAGCCGTCAGCCCCTGCGACATCAGGTTGAGCATTCGCTCGTAGGTGGGCATGAACTCGATGTACAGCGACCGCTGCAAATTCTCGAAACTGCGGCCAAGCCTCGCATTGGCCTGCATGTAACCCATCACGATGTGCTCGTACTGGTGCGCACGCTCTTCGGTTTCTTCGCCGATCAGCTTCGGCAGGCTGCGGCGGAATTTGTCCATCTCGGGCGTGAACAGCCGGTACGCCGCGGCATCGCCGAACAGCTTCATCGACACGATCGAGCGGCGCATGTCGTCCGGCAGCGAGCGGAAGAATCTGGTGATGCGCGAGAACTTCTCGTCGGTGTCCTTGATCCGCGTGATGTCCATCAGATCGCGGAACAGATCGGGCCGCCGCCCCTGCGCGAACCACCATTGCAGCTTGCGCGCCTCGTCGGTCTGATGCCGGATGTTCTCCATCTGCATGGCGAACGTGCCCAACGCCGCCATCGGATCGCCCTGGCCGAGTGCCTTGGCCGCCACCCGCAGATCCTCGACGCCGCTGGCCGACAGGCGCGTCTCTTTGGCAAAGAACGCGACCTTTAACTGCTCCGCGCCGAACTCGTGCATGACGTGGTTGAGCGCGACGAACGCGCCCATCGTCGTGCCAGCAGTCAGGCCGAACGCCTGCAGGATCGGAAGTGCGAGGTGCTCGAGCTGGTGACTGACCCGCTCGATCGAGTGACCAAAGGTGGCCATCTCCTTGTGGCCATGAGCGGCCACACCGCCGAGCGACTTCTGAATGTTGGTTAGAGGTCCCGTCGCCTTGTCGGTGACCTGAACCGTCATGTTCAAAAGTTTGTCAACCACGCTCCCTCGCTCGCAGTTCGGCCTCCGCCGCTTCTTCGGCGATCAGTCGGTTGGTATAGTGGATGTGCCGAAATACTTCCGACATTGGCAGCGACAGGAATTCGTCGGGATGGCGGCCGTAGTATCTCGCCAGCCAATAGCAGTCCGAGATCAATCCACCACTTGATCCCAGTCGGGTACGAAAAAACTTGCCAACCATGTCGCGACGGTTGACCAGTCGCGCGGATCGAGCTGGGCGACAGACGATGGCGGGATCACCGCAAGCTCGCTCATCATCAACGCCATCTTCTGCTCCTCGAACACCATCTGCAGGCCGGTGACGCCGGTCTGGGTCATGGTCAGCGGGAAACCGGCCTTCGTGATGTCGCGCGCGGTTGGCTCGCGCAGCCTCAACTCCTTCATTGTCTCGCCGTGCGCCTGGATCGGCTTGCGCAGCTTGAACACCTTGAACACTGGTTCGGCAGGCTTGTTCTCCGCAGGCTTGTAGTCCTGCGCCTTGATGTCATCCATTGTTCTCTCGCCCTTTTGTGCCGCTCAGCGGCGTTACATGATCTCGTCGCAGGAGATTCCTTCGAACCTGACGCGCACCTGGCCGTCGTGTGTATTGAGCTCCAGCGCGGACTTGCACCACGCTTCGCGGAGCACATAGTTGTGGCCGTTGGCCAGTTCGGCAGTGACAGTCGCGTTGGTGATGACATCGAGTTGCTCGATCGAGAACTCGGGCACCAGCGACACGTCGCCTTCGATCCAGGGCACGCGCGGCAATTCGCTGTAGCCGTGGACGTAGTCCTGGCCCGCGATGCCCGCGCGCTCGAACTGGCTGGGCGATACGGTGAAGTTGCCGCGCAGCGGATACTGCTGGCCATTGACCTTCATGAACGCGATGCCAGCGATTCTGTTCGCCATGACCTTGCTCCCATCAAAAGCAAAGGGCCGCCCGACGAGGCGGCCCCTTCACTGAACCTGTTTAACGCGATCTCAACGGAGCTCGAACGCCAGCCAAGTGCCGAGAACGTGGGTGATGTCGTGCCCAGCGGCGACGAGCTGGTCGAGCACCTCGGTGACCTCGACCCGGTCGTTGCTGTAGTCGTGCCAAATCACCATGCCTCCCGGCTGCACGATGGCGTGCGCCAGCGCCGTGTCGTGCTCGACCGCAGCCCGCGAGTGATCGCCGTCGATGAAGACCAGATCCACCGGACCAAGATCGGCTGGCCTCAGATCGAGCGATCCCCGGCGCGGAATGATCACGTCGAAGCGGATATCGTCCTCGGCATGGAAACCGGCGATACGTGGGCGTTCGCCCGCCTGCACCGGCAACCCCGGCACGTAATCGCGCGGCACGTCGATGCCGACGTAGTGCTCGACATCCTTCACCTCGCGCAGGATCACCGCAGCGGTGCGGCCGCTGTTGACGCCGATCTCGACGACCTCGCGCGGCTCCCTGACCGTGCGGATGAGCGCGACCAGCACGTCCAACTCGCCAGGATTCATGAACTCCTGCGGCAAGCCGTTCAGATCAACCGGCCGCACGTTGAGTTCGGACTGATCCACTTGCCGCATCGACAAACCCCTCCAGCTTGGCGAGCGCGCGAGGCATGTCGATCGCCTTCGGGCAGACGTGGTGATCCTTGAACTCTCCCAGACAGGGGCACGGCGCGATCGGCGCAATCGCGAGATGGCGTGCCAGCCGTCGTCCGACATGGAAGGAATCGGACGGCTCGTAGCCGCCGAACACGCAGACACTCGGGCAGCGCAACGCCTGCGCCAGCGGAATCGCAAACCCAGGTGACGCGAACATCATCGCGGCGTACGACACCAACCCGGCCAGCATCTCGAACGACAGCTCCCCGTGGTGAAACTCGAGGTCCGCCTTGACCGGGCGGCTGACGATCCATTCGACATCCGGCTCGAGGTCCGCAATCGAGACGACGAAATAGCGGTCGCGGATCGCAGCAAACAAATCATGGTAGGCGTCAGCGTCCGGGTTGCGCGCCGCGCACCATGCCCATTCGTGGCGCACCACCAGCGGCCGGTAGACCATGATCGGGCGGCCCTTGGCCTGTGCCGCGATCGGCCGGACACCATCGCGCCAGGATGCGCGCACCGGCATGCTGAAATCACAGCGGTCGACATGCAGCGAACTGTCAGCGAGCATGGCCGCCAGCGGCGAGCCGTGCTTGCGGAAACCATCGCGCGTGTACCAGATACGATGGCTTTGCGCGTTGCCGGGGAGATGACCCCGGAAATATCGCACGACCTCGCGCGTCTGGTTCTTGCGCTGTGTGCGCAGCAGATGCTCAGCCTGCAGCAGCTGCAACCCCGACGCCACCAGATCGTGATAAACGCTTGGCCACGGCGTCCGCAGATAGACCGGATTGTAGAATCCTAGAAGCTGCCGGATGGCCGCCCGCTGGTGAATGTTGTCGCCGAGGCCGTCCATGCCTTCGACGATGAGCGGTCGCATAGAGCATCCTCGATCGAGCATTTCGGGAAAGCGTCGATGGCGCTGTCGATGCTGGCGTTGATGACGATGACGCCCGCCTTCGCACAGTCGAGCTTGGCCGCGCGGTAGTAGGCGGCCCATTCCTGCCAGCACCCGGAGTCGAACGGGTAGCGGTTGTGATAGTGATGGCGCGCGCCGATGCTGCCGTAGTCGTAGCCGAACAGCACGATGACGGTGGCGCGCTTGAGTACGGCAACGTTGAGCGCCGTGTATCCGGAGGTGCCGCCGTTGCAGACCCAGCCCGGATGCAACGAGAGGCCGGTGCAATCCGCAGGGCGGAGATAGACGGCACCCGGAATCGGAGTGCGACCGACCTCGAACCATCGCTCACCGGGCGCGAGGTAGAGTTCACGGCGGCTGGCGAACTCGGCCAACCGCTCGTGGTTCGTCTCGATGAAGGCCGCATCCCGCGACACACCAGCGTCGCAGTCCGGCAGATCGAACATGGCGTGGTTGACGCCGATCACGCGATGCCCAGGCCGCCCGACGAAGCGGGCGAGATCGAACCCGGTGAGCGACGGGCCGCCGCCGATCAGCAGAACGCGATCCTTGTCCCACCAGGGACCATGCACGGCCGTGAAAAGCTCCATGGCCGTGCCACGCTGTCAGGCCTAGACCAGCGCGCCCACCACGGCATCGACGCCGCGATTGTACTGCAGGCGGAACTGGGCGAGGACCGCGAACACGCGGAGCTGGTTGACGAGGTCCGGCGGATACAGCACGTCCAACCGATTCGGATCGGTGTTGTTGCGCTCGACGATAAGGCTTTCTTTGAACGCCGCAGCATTCTCGACCAAACCATTGAACTCGTCGATACGATACTCCGCGACCAATTCCGCCTTGACGATCTTCGGCGTGACGATGGCTTGGCCGGGACCAAAGCGCGTGCCGTCGTCGGCCAGTTTGTGCCTCGGGTATTTCGAGGTGATACTGGCTTTCATGTTTCTGAAAAGCCGAGTTAGGGTCGCCATAGTGGTAATGAGCTCGTATGCGTCGTCACTCATACCAT